TCTGGCCATGGTGCATACATCGTCATAAACTCCTGCGCCGTGTGTTTTCATCCTGTTATCTCCGACAGCGGTATTTCGATAAAAGGGGGTTTGATGGTCATGCCGGTGTCAGATAGGGCAATGGGTTTAGGTTCAGGTTGCACTATTTTGCCGTTAATCATCATGTTTAGTACTTCATAGTATGGTTTTTCATCAGACAGTGACTTTGGCCACACAAATAATATGATCTGGCCATGCTCTGCTTCTTCGAGCATATCCAAGATCCGCTGTTTGATGTTGCCAGATTGGAACACGCGTACAATCATTACATTGTCAGTGTGTAATGACTTAAACAGGGCATGTTTAAGCTGGCCGAGTTCGGATTCGAATTTTATATCGCGTTTTTTGTTTGCTGCGCCATGTGTCCAGTTTGTATAGACGGTTTTTTTTAGATTGTGCTTGTCAATGATGTTGACCTGCGAAAATGGGAATAATCCTATCTCGCCGTTATTGTCTGCGCCAACATTCATAATTGGTCTTGTGTATATCTCCACTTTTGTTAGTCCTGAGTTTTGTTAGTTTTCGCACCACATAGCCCACTCACGGAATGGGCTATAGGGTGATTGACTTATTAATAATTAGACGTTAAAAACCCCATTTGAAAAGACGAATAGCCATCTCCAGTATCAATACCATTACATATCGCTTGTTTCTGCAAATTCTTTAGCTATTGCCCGTAAGTCGTCGGCTGTTGTGTCGTCAAAAATGTTGTTGTTCATTTTGTCGATAGCGGCTTTGCGATAATGTTCGTCTGAATAATTAAATTCGTCTGCGATTGTGCTTAGTTGTTCTGCTGTGATTAAAGTTGTCATTTTCCATTCCTTGTCTATCGTGGCATTATTGCCGCTACCTGTGCGGCAGTTAACTAGTTAGATCAACAAATGGCACTTGCACTGCCATTTAGTAAGTAACTAGAGTGTTGGCTCCATTGATAGTTGTTGAGCTTCGTCAATGTACAGTTGAGCTTGTGGCTCAGTGTATTGATATTGCTCGATCAAAACTTCATGTTTTAATTTGTCGGCTAGTATAGCTCTGCGCTCGACGTTACGTACACAATTAAATGAGTTGATCAGCATTTTTAATAGCGGGTTGTCGTAGTTGGTTGTGATGATAGCCATGTGACCCCCTAACTGCGCATCTGACTAATGATGTAGCCGCGAAGAAAGCGCGACCAGTCGATCACTATTTCTTGCTTGGCCATTGGTAACGGCGCGTGTATAGCTTGCTGTATGATTTCTAGCATATACGTGATTTTAGCTATTTCTCCCTCGCGTGCCTCTGCGTCAGTGAGTAAGCGTAGCTGTTCTTGGCGCTTGTTAACGTCATTTTGCACAGTGCGGATACCTTCAAAGTCGCGGTTGTCACAAAATGACTCGCGCAGCTTGTGATCGTCTTGTAATGACTGTTTTGTCGCGGCAATTTGATTGCCGATGTAGTTTTTTAATGATTTCATGGTTGCCTCTGTTTTGTTAGTTAGTGCTTTTCAGCCAATAGCCAGCTATGCAAACTGGCTATTAAATGATTGAGCGGCTAACCGGCCCTTGTGACTTTGTAAACAATTTGGCCTTCGTCTAGTGCTTGCATAGCTATTGCAAATTGTAGATCGCGGTCCATAGCGTCATATTTGGCTTGATTGTCAGGGTTTAGGCCACTGCGCATAGTAGCGATTAGCTTGTCTTGTTCGACTTTGTTGTCTGCTTCAATTTCTCCTTGGCATGATTTGCAGATGCCATAACCGGTATCTTGATCTTGGTCTTTGTAGCCTTGCCACGTTTTAAAGTCTTGGCCACAACAACCGCATAGTAACCATGTGCCTAGTTTGATTATTTTCATGGTGATCTCCTTATGTGTAACCGTGGATAGCTTTGTGTAGCTTGTTAAAATTGTCTTGCTCGCGTTTGGGTAGGTAGCCAAATGCATCTTGAAACAGATCGAATTGTTCGGCCTGTTTATCTTCTAGGCGCTCTGCCGCTCGGCTGTATGGTTCAACTGTATCGTCTTGGTTAACAAGTGCGTGGTACTTGCGATAGTGTTTGTAGGCTTTGTCTACAGTCTTTTGATGTGCCTTGTTGATTGCTTTGATAGCCATGGTTTACCCCCCTAATTGAACAAGTAGGTTGATATAGGTGCTAAAGACGATAATTAGCAGTGGTTTGACTACTGGCCATAGCAAAAATACTGCTGTTCCTGCGCTCGCGGCTGCAAATGACCATTCGGTAAATTGTTTTGCTTTCATAATTGGGTGCCTGTTTTGTTAGTTCATACAGGAGTATAGTTTTTGTGGGACAAAAAGTAAAATGTTTTGTGGATTGTGTTTGTTACAACTGTAAAAAACTGCAATAGAGGGTGTGTTATTGTGTTTTGTTCTGTTGTTGTGATTTTTGGGAGTAGAAAAGTCGATAGTTTTGTATAAAGCGTTTGACCCATTTTTCTCAGAATTTATGATGTAAAGAAAATCGGGTTCAAAAAATGGAAAAACTACTAACATCAATCGCGGCAAAAACCAGCAAATTAGACGATACAAGCACTGGAACGGGGGAAAAAACAGCTATAGATATGCTGTTAGCGCTCAAATCCATTGATGATCGACACATGGATCATCTGTTTGGCGTCTATCTCGACAATATGGCAGCGCAGGACCGAACAATCGCGGCCATGTACCTAAAATTCAATTCGTCACTGCCAGGTAAACTCCAGGCGCATGTTTTACAGCTTGTGAACGGTGCGCTAACGAGTTTAATCAATAATGAGTATCAAGCGGTTGACTGTTACAAATGCCGCGCTACAGGCTCAATCAAGGGCGAATCATGCAAGCGCTGTTCTGGCACTGGCAAAACAGCCAGAAAACCGAAGGAATACCAACTTTGTGGCATAGAACGTCAGTATTGGTATCGCAATAAGCCGTTGATTGATGTGTTTAGCAAAATGGTTGATTACCTGTTCAAACTCGATGGTGAGCTAAAATCGGCTATCAATGACAATTTGAGGCGTGATAATTAGTAATTATTGCGTCTGTGCGCTGAATCCTGCGTAGTTAGTGGCCTGTATCGCATCAGATTTCACGTAGGGTTCGATTTAGTACACATTTTAGTGCAATTATTGGTGTATTTTGGCCATTTTCAGCAAAAACAGTTTACGTTACAGTTTCACTAAGTTGGGATAAACACCAGCCATTACAGTCTCACGTTGTTTTGTTAGTGCCTTAAAAAGCCGGTTTTCTCCAAGGAACCGGCTTTTTTCTTATCTAATCCACTAACAGACCCCCCCACGGACCAAAACCACAGGATCGGGCGGGGGCAAATATATGAATACATCAAACACCGAAAAATTCTAAAAAAATTTTTCCAGATTTTTTCCTTAACTTTTTTCAGGGGGGATCATGGCCAATACCCTAAAACCCCTCATTACTGAGGACGGCGAGCTAAACCTCTCCACAGCCCAAATTAAACAGCGCTACGGTATCAAGATGGACGCTCATATCGCGTTTGCTATGGAATACCTAGCCGACCCTAGACGCAATGGAGCTAGGGCATATGCCAAGGTTTACAACGGCAGTACTAAGCCCCGTAAATCTGACACGGTAAACTCTCACCTACTGCTTAAAGACGGCACACCGCTACGCCAGTTTATTGATGATTTCGACACCGGCGCGGCTAAGCTCATGACCCGTAGGGGCATAATCTCCAAAGAGCAGGTACTTAGCGAGCTTATTAAACTCGGCTTTTGTGATATTGGCGATCTGTATGACGAGGACAACAACCTACGTCCGATAGCCGATCTTGCCTCTGATGTGTCACCGGCAGTTAGAAAGATTAAAGAAAAAGTTATCAAGCGCTCTACAGACGAGGCTACCGGCGAAGAAACGGTAGTGTTATCGCGTGAAATTGAAATGCACGACAAGAAGGGCGCACTGCAACTACTTGGCCAGCACCTTCAAATGTTCGTACAGAAGAATGAGCTTGAAGTCACTACCTCTGTTGACCAGTTGATTAAGGATATTACGCACCGTAACGCGGCAAATCGTAACGGCTTATTACCTAAAAACAACTGTCGTTTACCCCCGCTAGAGTCTGAAACTAATGATACCCATTGATCCAGACCTACCGGTAAATGCGTTAGCCAAGAAAGAACAGCCAACCGACGAGAACGATCTAGATTTTATTCTAGATAACGATAACTGGTATTGGCGCATCAACAACCTTTACTACATTACCGACAAGCACGGTAAGAAGGTTAAGTTTGTGATGAATGATGCACAGGAGCGTTTCTTTAGGGGAATGCACACCCGCAATATCATTCTCAAGGCGCGGCAACTCGGCTTTACCACTTTCATGATGATTTTCATGTTAGACGCGGCCCTGTTTATGGATAACACCCGTTGCGGTGTTATTGCACACAGCAAGGACGATGCAAGCCGGTTATTCCGTGAGAAGGTCAAGTTTGCTTATGACAACTTGCCTGAAAGCTTAAGGGATCGCTTTCCGGCACGTAATGACCGTACCGGCGAACTGGTATTCTCTAACGGCTCATCCCTTACGGTTGGCTCATCTTTCCGTGGTGGTACGTTCCAATATTTGCATATCTCAGAATTCGGTAAGATTTGCGCCAAGTATCCAGAACGGGCGCGGGAAATTGTCACCGGTGCGTTTGAGTCGGTATCTTCTGAGTGTGTTATTACCATTGAGTCCACGGCAGAAGGTAGACAGGGTTACTTTTTTGACTACTGTCAGCAAGCCGAACAAGACCAGCTCAAGAAAAAAGAGCTTAGCGTGCTTGACTGGGAGTTCTTCTTTTACCCTTGGTACAAAGACAAGGCGTATACCCTAGAGTCAAAAGAGCAGTTACCGCTACGCATTCTTGAATATTTCGATGATTTAAAGGCTAAGCACCGGTTGACCTTTACCCAAGGTCAAATGAACTGGTACTACGCCAAAGAAAAGGCGTTAGGGGCCGATGTTAAACGCGAGTACCCGACCACGCCACAAGAAGCGTTTGAACAGGTGATCGAGGGGGCTTACTACTCGTCACAATTCCGCAAACTATACGAAAACAAGCAGATCACCCGCGTACCTGCCGAAGAATCCTCACTGGTTCACACCTTTTGGGATATCGGGGTTAATGATTCGAATGTGATCTGGTTTATCCAACAGGTAGGGCGTGAATATCGGGTAGTGAACTACTACGAGAACCACGGCGAAGGGCTACCGTTTTACGTCAATATCTTGCGTGAAATCGGGCAAAAGCACGGTTACACCTACGGCATTCACATGGCCCCGCATGATATCTCGGTGACTGAATTCGGCACCGGTATGTCACGGCTGGAACAGGCCGATCAACTCGGTTTGCACTTCGAAGTTGCCCCGAAACTCGCGGTAATGGACGGCATAGAAGCAGTACGGGCGGTGTTAGCCCTTTGCTGGTTTGACGAGGCCAATTGTGAGCAGGGTATTGGCAAATTACAGAACTATCGTAAGGAATGGGACGATAAGTACGGCGTTTGGAAAAACAGACCGGCACATGATGAAGCGTCCCACGCAGCAGATGCATTTAGAACCTTTGCTATCTCCTTGCGCGATATTCAGCACCGCATGGGCGGTATTGTTCACGGCGCTTATACGCAGGTTGAACAGGTTGACGCCGGTTATTGGTCTTAAGAATTTATTATGAAAAAAGTTCATCAAACAATTGTTTGTAAAGGTAAAGGAAACTGTATGCAAGCAGTTTTAGCCAGTCTTTTCGAAATGGATCTTGATCAAGCAATTAATGTCATGGATCACCCTGAAACGGCGTGGCATGTCCCTTTTATGGACTGGATTGATGAAGCAACAAAATTTACTTATGTAGGTGTTTGTAACGCTCATAGTGAAAAAGTTCAAACATTGAACGCCTTACAGTCTCTTTATGCAGTGCATGGCTGTTTTTATGGTGTTGTTCCAAGCAAGAATTTTAAAGATGTTACCCACGCAGTGATCATCGATAGGAATGGTGTAGTTATTCACGATCCTAACCCTGATAACAAATGGCTTGGCGTAAACACTGTTGAATCTGGCGATCTTATCTATTGGTACATGTTTGAGCCAAAAGATTCTGTCCCTGTTTATGAGCATTAACACAAGGTGCATTTATGAGTGGTATTTTACAAGCTTTAGGTGCAGAGGAAACCCAGAAGGTTTTCGATGAACGGGCACAAAATGCACGCGATAATGTTGATCCGTCTTTTGGCCAGCAACAAGTAGTGTCTAGCCTAGCCCAGTACATTAAAACGTGCTGGGATACCGCCAAAGACCACAAAATGAAGGTTACGGACCGGTTAACCAACTGCCTTAGACGGCGCAGGGGCGTTTATTCCTCTACAGAACTGGCCGCGATTCAAAAGAGTGGCGGCAGTGAGATCTTTATGGGGATCACCGGTTCAAAGGCGCGTCATGCTAAGTCGTGGCTATCGGATCTCTATAATCCAACCGGTGACAGACCTTTTACCTTAGATCCTACCCCTGTTCAGGATTTACCGCCAAACCTGAAACAAACCTTGTTAATGGAAACCATGCAAGGCGCTTTACAACTGGGCGTGCCAGAAGAAACGGCTTACCAGTTGATGATGAAGCATGAAGATCGCCTTAAGGATGAACTTAACCAAGAAGGTGAAAAGCGCATGGAGAAAATGGCAAAGCATATTGAAGATGTGCTTTGCGAAGGGAATTGGCGGCATGAATTTGATGAATTCCTTGATGATTTGACCACGTACCCAGCGGCGATCATGAAAGGGGTTATCTTTAAACAGAAAAAAGAAATTCAGTGGTTACAGATGGACACCGGCGAATTCGTGCCTAAAGCGTCCACAGCCATTAACCGCGAGCTTAAGCGCGTTTCCCCGTTTGATGCCTACCCGTCACCTAACACGGTGAATATCGGGGATAGCTGGTTCTGTGAACATATTCGTTACACGGCTACCGACTTGGCCAGTATGCGCGGCATGAAGGGTTATAACCGCCAAGCCATTGAGTCGGTATTGCGTGATTATCGTTTGTCCGGCCACAGGGAATGGATGTTCGAAAGCTCAGAGCGTGAGCGTTTAGAGGGGCGTGATAATTCCACGGCGTATCGCTACGAGTTGTTTGATGCGGTGGAATACAACGGACCTATTCAGGGGGCACAGCTTTTAGAGTGGGGCATGGACCCTAAGCTGATTGACGATCCGTATAATGAGTATCCGGTATCTTGCACCATGATCGGGCCGCACATTATCCGCGCCTTGATTAATCCCGATCCAACCGGCAGGCCCCCATATTTTAAAGCCTCATGGCTTAATGTCCCTAACTCGTTTTGGGGCGAGGCATTACCTGAAATCATTGCTGATATTCAGGACGCGGCAAACTCTACCGCACGCAGTTTAATGAATAACATGGCCATGGGTGCCGGTCCTCAGACCGCTATCGATGTGTCTATGTTGCCAACGGGCGCGAATCCAACGGCAATTTATCCCCGCAAGGTCTGGTTATATGACGGCTCCAAAGGTAATCACAGGGGCGGCAGTGCTGGGGTGAATTTCTTTAGTCCTGAGATAAAAGCAAATGAACTTCTTACGGTTTATGAGCGTTTCGAGCGTTATGCAGACGAAAAAAGCGGCATTCCTGCTTACATGCAAGGATCTGACTCTGGCGCTGGTGCTGCTCGCACTGCTAGCGGCTTGTCTATGTTGATGAACGCGGCAAGTAAATCAATCAAAGATGTTGTCCGTAATGTCGATATCGGCGTGATCGAGCCTCTTATTAACTCTATTTTCATGACCCTGATGTTAGATCCGAAAGTGCCTAACGAGATCAAGGGTGATGCCAAGGCCAAGGCTAGGGGCAGTGATGCACTTATGCATAAAGAAGCGGCTCAAATGCGCCAGCAAGAGCTACTACAGCTTACTAATAATCCTACTGACCTTGCCATTATCGGCACGGACGGCAGGCTTGAACAGCTTAGACAAGTATTCAAATCTGGTGATGTGCCAGCAGAGCGCATTTTACCTTCTAAAGAAAAGCTTCAGGAACGGCAAAACCAAGAGCAACAAGCGGCACAGGCTCAGCAACAAGAAGCTTTACAAATTGAGCAACAACTTAAGGCGCAAGAGCATAAGTACAACATGGCTCTTGAGCATGAGAAACATTCACACCAACCACAGACGGCAGCGTAAACAATGTCAGAAGCACACGATCTAAAAGTAGAACAGGAAATTAAAGAGAAGGGCTTAGATGCCCCCCGCGTCACTAAAGAAGAAATGGACGGCTTAGTTGATTCTCTTAAGTATTGGGTAGGCCAAGTTGAGGGCACTACCACCATAGTAGCTACGGCTGTATTACCTATGGGTGATGATAACTTTACCTTGGCCACCGAGTATAGCGCTTGTGCCAGTCCCGAAAACTTTGATTATGAGCTTGGCAAAGAGATCGCTTGTCAAAAGGCCGAAGATGCCGCCCGTAATATGCTTTGGTTGCTTGAAGGTTATGCCTTGAAAAAGGAGTTGGCTAAATGAATTTTGGCGAAGCGTTAGTTCTATTAAAAGCGGGAAAGCGTCTTACTCGTAAAGGGTGGAATGGTAAGGAAATGTTTGCCTACTACGTAAGGGGTGATAATTTCCCTGCGCGTATGGATGCCATCAAAGGATATTACCCTAATGATATGGTTGAATACCGCCCTTACTTGGCGCTTAAAACCGCACAAAATGACGTTGCCACTTGGACGCCAAGCGTATCAGATATTCTTGCCGATGATTGGGAACTAGCCAATGGATAGCGACAAGCATATAGCCCTGATACGCGGCCTTATCACGTTAAAAGCGGCTGAACCCTATGCTTATGAGTGCTTGATGTTCAAGCTTGAAGATGAACGTAAAGATTGCTTACAGCAGCTTGTTTTTCAGGATGATGAAAAATCTATTTATCGTTTGCAGGGGGCAATCAAAGCCATTGAAGCCCTGCAAGAGTATATCAACGACCCTAATAAGCTTATTCAGACAATGGAGCAAGGTATTGGATAGCGCGGTTAAATACTGCCCTGTCTGTGCTAGGCACATTGAAGCTGAAAACAAAGCAGAGGTCGAAGCAGGGGAACACTCTTGTTATGTCTTTGTGCATGACGATGTACCCCATACCAGCGAGGAACTACGCGCTTTAGCGCTTGGTATCCAGTAACTAATTCAGGCTACCCGTTAGCCCGATAAACCAAACCACCTTAATCGGTGGTTTTTTTATGCCTGATTTTCAGGCCAATACAACAAGCGAATACCAAACGTGAATACCGGCCATGCACCGGCTCACAGGCTCGCAAGGAGTATGAAATGTCTTTACCAAGACAAATTCAACAGGCAGAAGAAGCAGCGAATGCTTTGATTAAAGGGAATACCGCACCGGCTCCCGAAGAAACACCACCAACGCAAGAAACCAAGCAACCACCGGAAACACCGCCAGCGCAGGAAGTTAAGGAACAAACCCCGCCGCAAGCGACTTCTGACAATATTGATTGGAAAGCGAAATATCAAGTTCTACAAGGTAAGTACAACAAAGAAGTGCCGACTTTACAGGATAGAGTCAAGACCCTTGAGCAAAACGCAACTACACCTACCGAGGCTAACAGCGCTCTTTTACAAGAGGTCGAACAGTTACGCCAGCAAGTAGCACAGATGCAACAGCCACAGGCTGCCAAGGCTCCACCAACTTTAAATGAACACCTTGTAAGTGAATACGGCGAGGACTTTGCTAAAGCGGTTGCGGAAACTGCCAATGAGCAGGTAAACGCACTACGAAGCGAAATTGACAACCGTTTCACTGAACAGCAACAAGATATTTCCTCATGGACCACTGAGTCGAAAATGACGGCGGTTAAGCAGTCATTGGCCAGCATGAATATTGATTTCAACCTAGTGGATAACGATCCGTTATTCCATGACTGGTTACGCGAAGCAGATCAGTATTCAGGGCAGACACGGCATTCCATGATGATGAATGCGTTTGAAGGTGGCGATCTAAATCGCGTCATTCGTTTTTACCAAGCCTTTGTTGAATCAAATCAAGTTCACGCAGAGCAGCATCCGTTTACTGAACATATCCAACCTAACCCTAGTGCGGCACCCGATGCCGGTACAACTAGGCCGATTTTCGATCCTAACGCCTTTCAGGAGTTGCACCGAAAATACCAGCGAGGGCAGATCAGTGAAGCGGATTTCCAAAAAGCCGAGCGTGAAATGTATGCCGCATTAAGCGGCTAATTCACATAAGGAGTTAGTCACATGGCTAATACTTTTCCTACGGCGAATCCTAACGATGCCGGTGGCCAAGCAATACCACAGAACGCCTCTGGCACGTTTATTCCTCAGATTTGGTCTACCAAGCTATTAACCAAGTTTTATCTTAAAACGGTTTATAGCGAGATCTCTAATACGGATTATGAGGGTGAGATCAAGAACCACGGTGACGAGGTCATTATCCGCGAACACGCAGATATTGCTATCTCGGATTACGTCAAGGGCGGTGGGTTGAACTATGAAAACCCTAGCCACGGTACAACTAACCTGTTGATTGACCAAGGTCACTACTTTGCTTTCAACCTGTATGACGTTGACCGTGTACAAACGGACTTGAACCTGATGGACGACTGGTCCTCTGACGGTGCCGAGAAAATGCGTATCAAGGTTGATAGCAACGTGTTAGGGACTATCTACGCGCAAGCGGCAACGGAAAACGCTGGTGCAGCAGCCGGTAAGATCTCCGCTGATATTAACCTTGGCACTACAGCCGCGCCTAAAGCGTTGTCAAATGCCAATATCATTGACTGGTTGATTGACCTGTCTGTTGTCATGGACGAGCAGAACTTGCCTGACTCAGATCGTTTTGTAGTGCTACCTGCGAAAGCATGTGCGCGTATCAAGACCTCAGAGTTGAAAGATGCAAGCATGACAGGTGACGGCAAGTCTACTTTGCGTAACGGCAAGGTAGGTATGGTTGACCGTATCACTATTTACCAAAGCAACAACGTAAATGTTGCGGCTGGTAAGTACGATATCGTGTTTGGCCATAAGTGTGCCACGACCTTTGCCGGTCAGATCACCAAAATGGAAAGCTTGAAGAACCCTAATGACTTTGGCGACTTAGCGCGTTCATTGTTCGTATACGGTTTTAAAGTTATTAAGCCCGATGCGTTAGGGCACAGTGTTGTCACTGTAGCCTAACCGATTAAGCCCCGCTCATTGAGTGGGGCTTTTTTTTATTAGGAATTAATTATGAGCAAGATTGTAGGTTTTAAGAATGAATTTGGTCGCGTTATCGCGCATTCCGTAATGCTTGAGAAGCACCAGAAAAAATTCAAATTAACCCCCGTCTATGAAGGTGATCCCGAAGCGCTAGAGCTTAGGGAGGTGATCGACATTACCGCCGAGGTAGTAGAAGTCACGGACACCGAAAAACCGAAAAAAGCTACGCGCCGCACCCTTAACAAGAAGTAAGGAACCCCCATGGCTACTATCAAAATCGTTGATGTGATCAGCCAAGCTGAAACCATCATTCAAGATAAAACTAATACTCGCTGGCCTAAACAGGAATGGCTTGATTGGTTTAACGGTGCGGTATTAGCCGTTATTGGGTTGCGTCCTGATGCGAATATCGCTAATGAGGCGTTCACACTGACGGCAAATACTGCATTACAAAGCATACCGGCAGAAGGGTTAAAGCTTATCAATGTATTGTTTAATGCCACTAGTGGTAGACAAATCAGACGTATTGATAAGCGCATGTTAGACGATCAGGTTGATAACTGGTATGCGGCAACGGGCAATGATGTTGACCATTATGTCTATGACGATAGAGATCCTAAAACCTTTTGGGTTTATCCGAGTATGACGGCAGCGCATGATGTGCAGATCATCTACTCAAAAGCTCCGGCAGCTATTGTAGTCGCTGATTTTGGGACAGATGTTCAGGTATTGCCAATAGATGATAGCTATATGAATCCTATCTTGGATTTTATGCTTTATCGTGCCTACAGCAAGGACAGCGACTACGCGCAGAACGCACAACGGGCAGAGAGCCACTTGCGAGCATTCCAGTTAGCCCTTGGTGCTAAGACTGAAAGTGATGCCGGTATCAGCGCTAGTAACTCGCGTAAGGGAGTTGTAGCAAATGGCTGATTTTAGCGACTTCACAAGTCTGGTCAGTAACTTTGTGCCTAACGTGCCGCCCTTTGTGGTGGCGCGTGCCGCACAGCAAATTAGTCAAGACTTCTTTGGCCGAACTACCGAGTTACAGGAAACATTAACCGTTACCACTGTGATCGGCCAAAAAGACTACACACTGACACCAACCATTGCCGATACCTTTGTCAATCTGGTGTTATGCGTTGAGGATGAAAACGGCTATGGCATGGCACATAGTCAAACCGGTAACACCTTAATGGTTAGCCCAATTCCTACGCGAGTGCAGGATATCAAGGTAAAGGTTGCTTTAACGCCTAATATCGAGGCAACCGAGATCCCCGATAATGTTTTTTATCGTCATACCAATGCTTTGCGCTACGGCACTATTGCAATTCTAAAATCCCAAACTGCAACGGAATGGTACAGCCCAGCCGAGGCAGCGAACTACTTGACGCTTTATGAGCAAGAGATCAACCAAAGCAAGATCTTACAGCTTAGCGCCAACAACAACTTAACCATGCAGATCAATAAATTCGATCTGTAACAGGTATTTTTAATGTCTTTTTTTATCGATGTTCTTAAGTCGGTAAGAACGCTTTTAGCGTATGTCATTACCGGCTTATTTGTTTGTATCCCTTTTTTAGTTCTGTTGCCGTTCATTGGTCGCAAAGGTTACGCCTTTGAGGTGTGGCTCGCTATTGATGTGTTTATTTGCACCATAGCGCACGGCACCAGATACAGAACGATCAGCGGTTGGACCGGCCAACACATGCTTACCCATAACCGCTACTACCTACAGGCCATCATTATCGATTGGCTACTTCAAAAACTCGGTGACGCGCCAAACCATTGCTTACGAGCTTATCAGCACGAAAAAGCCAAGGGCTTAGTTAATTAGGAATCCATTATATGAAACTTGAAAATTTTGCTACCTTGGCCGAAGCGCAAGCCCATACAGAAACAACCTATTCCCCGATCACCTCTAATCAAGCGTTGCAGTTTTTCCGCTTGTCGGGCGCTTACAAGAACCTGTTAGATAAGCAAAGTTCTAGCGTTGCTTGTGAAATTATCACCGGACTCCCTACCGATATTGGCCAGTTAACGTCTGCCATGATCGAGACAATGAATAAATCAGGCGGCGAGTTTACTACTGATCCGAGTAAAACAGCGGGGGCGCTAAATCACGCGGGAGCGGCGGCACTAGTTGAAAGCGCGGTATTGACTCAAGCGGTTGTTGATGCCTTTTTTAATATAGGTACAACTATTGAAAAACCCTTTGAAAATGCGACACAAGCAGAGTTTGACGCGGCCAAGGCATTAGCGGCACTTATTGGCACACAGGCCAGCCTTAAAACCAATTATCCGGGCAATGCTGAATTTCATGTGCGCCTACCTAACAAAAAGGTCCGTCTGTTCGTTAAGGTCACTAACCCTGTTGCAGTGGATACAGCGGTCACCATTACCAGTTACGGCTGTGCCGACAATCGAGACAATACGGTAGCTAGCGATTTTTTACGCAATGCCCGTACATTAACTGTTTATATTAAAG